AGGCGTAGAATACGGCTTCCATCCTAAACTAGAGGACATCTCTATGGGAGAGTATGTAGACCTCGATGAATATCTGAAAGAGCCTTACAAGAACGCTGAGAGAGTTCTAGGTATTCTGTATAGACCAATCACTAAGAAGATGTATGGTCGGCATTTGGTTGAAACCTACGATCCTGATAGACATAATGGGCTTGGATTCCAAGACCTATCTGCTGACATCTTTCTAGGTTGTCTGCTTTTTTTTTATCGTTTAGAGATCAGCTTACTAATAACTTTCCTACGATCTTCACAGAAGGAGGAGGAGATGAACCAGCCTTTGACAAGCAAACGCAGTTCTCAAGAAAGTGGGGTTGGTATGGCGCAATCAATCAGATTGCTGGAGGTGATATCACAAAGTTTGATGAAGTAACAGCACTACCCGCTCGTACCTGTTTGACCTTCCTAGAGTTCAGTCTTGACAAAGCTGAGGTAGAGAAGGCGCATATGAAAAATCAATCAAGGTTCTAGGTTATTAAAAAAACTCTGTTTATATTTGTGTAAATCAAAACACAAGAGAGATGAGTTTATATGACAAGTTAAGCCCAGAGGCTTTGAAGGTATTAGATCAGGAGATGGTCAAGTACCCTAGCCTTACACAAGGCATTGTAGATGCTTTGAAGAACAACGATGTTGTTATCACTTTAACGATTGGTCAAGGCATATCTATCGGTGCTGCCTTTGGATTTGAATGCACAGCTACTAACCTTTTTAGCTTCTTTGAGTGATGGACTACCTAGACAGAGAGTTGATGGACTATCAGAATGATCAGGCGAGTCAATGTGATATATGCTACGAATACTGCGATGATAGCTGGGTATGTTCTTGCTGTCATGACTGCGAGAAAGAGAGTTGCGTATGCGATGAAGAAGAAATACATTTAGGTATCTAGTGGTGGTTCGCTAGATGGTTTGGTTGAGAGGGGGCAATAGCCCTCTCTTTTTTTTATACCTATTTTCTATTATTGGGTTTTTTAATAGTATGAAGAAAGGATACTACCAAATCACAGAGGCACTTAAAAGTGCAGTAGAGGCTAACGACCACATCAATCAAGTAAGCTGGGGGAACATATTTGACATCGACTTTCGCAAGATGGATATGTACCCACTGGCTCATGTCATCACAGGTAACGCTACATTGAATGAGCGTACCATCTCTTACGAGTTCGACTTGCTAGTGATGGATGTCGTAGACTACTCTAAGGATGCTAAGGATTTGTACGAGGGCAATATGATGAAGCAAGATATCTACCACAGAACACTAGCTACTATCTCAGAGATCCTCGCTACCTTCCGCAGAGGTGATCAGTACGATGCCTACTTCAGACTTACAAACGATCCTATTGCAGAACCTTTCGATGAGGACTACGAGGCGAACATCTGTGGATGGAAGGCAACGCTAGTGATTGAGGCAATCAACCCGAACAACATCTGCTAGTGGATAACCGCAACCGAAATACTAAAATAGCTCTAGAGAAGTTTGGGAAGTATCTGGTAACGGAGGCACGAAAGAACCTCACACGCAAGAAAAAGAACAACACGAAGAAGCTGTACGACTCGCTGAGGTACGAAGTAGATGTAACGGCAAACGCTATGAACTTCGACTTCATCATGGAGGAGTATGGTGAGTGGGTAGACAAGGGTAGACAGAAGGGCAAGATGCCTCCGCAGTCTGCGATCCTCAAATGGGTAGAACAGCGTAGAATCCAGTTCAGAGACAATAGAGGTAAGTTCAAGACTTACGACAGCACAGCATGGGCGATAGCAAAGAGCATCAAGAAGCGAGGCATACCAGCCACCGACTTCTACTCACGCCCATTCAACTTAGGATACAAGAGACTACCAGATGATGTAGTCCTAGCCTATGCTCTAGATGTTCAAGACTTCCTAGAGTTCAGCATAAACGAATTAAACGAAAAGTACAAAGATGGCGGTAATTAGTCCAACAGGATTGCTAGGAGCAAGGTCTCCTATCTACATCTCATGGGATGGTAGTGGTACAGCAGAGATAGAGAGCTTCACTCTAGAGGTGTATGCATGGACTGGTGATAAGGACACGAGACCAGCAACACCTATCTATACGATAGCGAGAACATCAGGATTCGTAGACATCTACCCAGTAGCTAACATCGCACCTTTACTTCGTGATGAGTTTGATCCTAAGATTGCGAAGTGGACTAACACAAACCCATTGAACTATTCACCAGACTCTTTCCTATGGGTAGAGGTAGACTATGACATCGACTACAACAATGGTGGAGGTACTCTCAACAGCACAGGCACTACTGATCGCTTTATGGTATGCAATGGGTACTCTACCTTATTGGAGGGTACGAATGCTACTATCAGCAATCATATACTCTGGAATACTAACGAGAGGTATCTGCACGAGGATGATACGCAGATGCTTCCTGTGTTCTTAGGTGCTGATCCATTAACAGGACTTGATATAGTCTACGGATATGAGGATAGAGTCATCGCAGACGGAGGTACTATTGAGAGCCTACAATGTGCAAACATAGGACTACGCTACTTGAAGATATTGAACGATGATGGTACGAGCTACCAGTTCGAGGTTACTGAGACCTTCATGGGTGGAGACTTAGCACAAGATAGAGTCATCCTACTTCCAGTAGGAGTAGCCAACTTAACGAATAGAAAGGATGCGGTAGGTCTATCAGGAACTGCACCCTACAACACCGACTACTACGATGCCCAGCTGATGAACGGCTTTGGCGAGGTAATAGACGAGAGAAGAATCTACAATGTCTGTGAGCCTAAGTACACACCTCAGCAGATCTTCTTCGTGAACAAGATAGGTGCATGGGATAGCATCACCTTCTTTAAGAAGCAGACAGAGAATGTGAGCATCACTAAGGAAAGCTACAAGCCTTCACTAGGTACATCAGGATCTAGTGGCTTCACCTTTACTACTCAAGCAGCAACCAAGCAGAACTACAACTACACAAAGGACAATAGGCTAACGCTGAACACAGGGTTCGTAGATGAGGACTTCGGTGATGTAGTAGAGGAGATGTTGATGAGTGAGACTATGTTTATGGTATACGATAGAATTACCAATAGAAGCGGAAGCACCTACGAGATAAGGCAAGAGTATCGCTGGGTGAATGTCGTTACTACGAACCTCACGAAGCAGAAGCACATCAATGATAAGACTATCAACTACACTCTGGATATTGAATACAATGACCTAGAGCAGAACTTGGTTGTATGATAGAGATATACATCGGATCAGAAAGACTCGACACCTTCAAAGATGAGGATGTCAATATCAAGCTGAGTGTTCAGAACATCAAGGACATCAGCAAGATCTTTGCGGACTACACTCAGAACTTTAGCGTACCAGCATCTAGGACTAATAACGCAGTATTCAAGCACTACTACAACGCTGACATCTCAGGAGGCTTCGCTGCCTCCCTTAGACAATCGGCAACCTTGATACTCGACAAAGAGCCATTTAGAGAGGGTAGCATAGAACTGCTAGGAGTCAATATGAAGAATGGAGTAGCCTCAAGCTACGAGATAGTGTTCTTCTCTGCTGGGGTAAACTTGAAGGACTTGTTTGGTGAGGATGAACTTACTGACCTCGACCTAGCAGCATATGACCATGCTTACACAGGCGCAAATGTACGCACAGGAGCAGAGAGTGGATTGAGTAGTGGTAATATCATCTATCCCCTTATCTCTCCAAAGGAGGCATGGTTCTACAACAGCAACAGCTCCTCACATAACGACTACAACCTAGCGTACCATACGACTAATGATAATCATGGGTTAAACTACTACGAGCTGAAACCAGCAATCAAAGTAGCAGCCTTAGTCGATGCGATAGAAGCGAAGTATGGTATCACCTTCAATAGTAACTTCTTCGCTTCTGATAAGTTTACCAACCTCTATATGTGGTGTCATCGTAGAGAGGAATATATGTTCAAGGATCAACCCAATGCTTTTGAGACTAAGATTATTCGATGGACTAACTCATCTGGTAGTTCTACTATCTCTGTGAATGATGCTGATGAGTTTGTTATAAATAGTCAAATCACGGCTTTAGGATTTAGGTATTCCATGTCATTCATTAGCGGTACAGAGGCAGCGATATATGTGTATTTGAATGGTGAGTTATATGCTACGAGAGCGCATACCTTCAGTGTTACCAATTTACAGATAGACATTTTCGGATTAAAGGCTGGCGATGTTATTTCCGTTCGCCATTCTGCACCACAGGAATCAGATGGTTTGCCGTATGAAATAGACATGAGTGTTGAATTAAGAAACTACTTCATTCCATTTACTCTATGGGCAGAAGCAGATATGGGTGGTGTTCTATTGACATATAGCACAGATGTTGTCATAGCAGACCAGATGCCAGAGCAAAAGATTAGCGAATTTTTCACAGGGCTTGTCAAGATGTTCAACCTCACGATTCAAGCAGATAGTGCTACGGAGTTTACTCTAGAGCCGTTAGATGATTGGTATGCTACTGGATCAACATACGACATCACAGACTACACAGACATCTCTAGCCATAAAGTAAACAAACCAGAGCTGTATCGCAGAGTTAAGTTTGAATACCAGTTAGCAGACAGCTTGGCGATGCGCCAACACAGACTCAAGAATGGGGGGATAGCATATGGAGACTTGAGAGCAGATTTCATCTTCGATGGTGGAGAGCTGACCAACCAGACTACCTTTGAGTTGTTACGCTTTGACAAGCTAGAGGATATCAATACAGGAAATGGTGTAGACTTCCTAGTAGGCAAGTCCATAGACAAAGACCTAGAGCCTTACATAGGCGCACCTATGATCTTCTATGCAAATGGTACGCTAGACATCAGCGGTACTCCTATCGGGTTCTTAGATGAGACAGGGGTAACTCCTAGCCCAGCTGATCCAATGGAGCAATGTTTGTTCATGGCGAATGTAGATAACAGCACAGCAGAAGATGTTACTCAGACACTCACCTTCGGTCTAGAGTTAGATCCGTATCACGAACAAGCATTCAGCCAAACGCTATATGGAGAGTTCTGGGAGGACTATATCACTGACCTCTACTCGCCTAGTAGGAGGGTGTATAGCTTCAAGGCTATCCTACCTATCACGACTATCTACCAGTTGAAGATGAACGACAAGCTAGTGATCGCTGGGAAGCGGTATGTAATAAATGAAGTGAACCTCAACCTCAGAACGAGAGAGGCAACACTTGAACTTCTAAACGATGTATAATGGACTTGGGTTTTATAATAGAGCAGCTTCCATACGCTGACCACTTCACAGAGGAGGTACAGATAGCAAAAGGGAAGTATAAAGTGATCACGAACTGGCGAGAAGCTAAAGAACAAATCAGATGCCTGAAGTTAGGGAAATAGAAATCAATGTCAAAACAGGACAAGCTACCAACAATGTTGATAAGCTGACAGAGTCTATTGAAGGCACTAACAAGGAAGCGAAGAAAACGAATCAGACTATGTCTGACCTTGAAGGTGCTGCTGATAAGTTCACAGGTGGTTTTATCACTGGACTAAAGAAAGCAAGTGCAGCTCTCAAGGGTATGGGTACTGGTATCGTGAATGGTATCAAAGGTCTGCGTACGCTGAAGATTACTAGCAAGACTACCTTCAACGCTATCAAGGTAGGTATCGCATCTACTGGTATAGGTCTTTTAGTTCTTGCTCTAGGTTCTCTAATCACTTACTTTACACAAAGCCAGAAGGGAGCTGATAAGCTCAAAGTAGCGTTCTCAGCAATAGGTGCTACCATTAGCGTTCTCGTTGATAGACTATCGACATTCGGTGGTGGTCTACTGAAGATACTATCTGGTGATTTCAGCGAAGGTGTTGATATGCTCAAGGACTCGTTCAAAGGATTGGGTGAGGAGATACGCAATGAAGCGGCAGCAGCAACCGACTTAGAGAAGGCGAATCAGAAGCTACAAGATCGTGAGATAGCTATGATCAAGACTCGTGCAGAGGCTCGTAGAGATATAGAGGCAGCGAAACTTGCATCGGCAGATCAGACCAAAACGATACAAGAAAGAGGTGAAGCACTTGAGAGAGCTATTGAGTTAGAGAAGAAAGTAGCAAATGAGGAGATAGCCATAGCTAAAGAAAGAGCCAGAATCATCACAGAGCAGAACGCACTAGGTGAGTCTATGAGGGAAGATCTAGAGGCTCAGGCAGAAGCAGAGGCACGAGTGATACAACTAGAGGCAGAGCGTGATGTAAAGCTAAAGGAATTAGTCGGTGTGCTATCAGGTTATAAGAACGCTACACAAGGACTCACAGAGGAGGAACTAGCGGCAGCTGAAGCAGCTAAGAAGTTCAATGATGAACTAGCAGCAAGGAACGCTAAACTCGCAGAGGAGGCAGCAGCACTAGAAGTCAAACTAGCAGAGGAGTACGATGCGATTCTACAAGCATCTCAAGATGCACAGATACAAGAACTCAACGCAGTAGAGGACAAGTACAATACCCTACTAGATAGTGCAGCGCAGTACGGATTTGATGAGATAGAGTTGAATCGCCTCAAGGCGGAGGAGATCAACAAGATCAACAAGAAGTACGATGATGAGGATTCTGATCGTAAAAAGCAAAAGTCAGCAGATGACAGAGCTATACAAATGGCTAACCTAGACATCGTAGCTGGAGCATTGAATGGTCTAGGTCAGTTAGCTGGTGAGAACGCAGCGGCTGGTAAAGCCATAAGCGCAGCGGAGGCGGTTATAAACACCTACACAGGTGCTACTAAAGCCCTAGCACAAGGTGGTATCTTTGGAGCAGTAGCGGCAGCTGGTGTAGTAGCAAGTGGTATCGCTTCAGTACGGAAGATCTATGCCACTAAAGTACCTACACCATCACCTTCTAATGTGAGCGTAGGGGGTAGACAACTAGGCGGTGGAGGAGGAGGATCTGTACCTAGTTTACCTACACCTAACATTCCTAGACCACCACAAGGATTGAACTCTAGTATCGGGTTTGATACGACAGGTGCTAACTTAGGCAATCAGATCGCACAGAGTCTGCAAGGCTCATCAATGAGAGCGTATGTAGTAAACCAAGACATACAGAGCGCACAGAAGCTAGATCGTAAAATAGAAGAAACAGCAACATTCGGATAGTATGAGATTTTTTGAATTAGTATTAGATGAGGAGAAACTATTGCATGGTATTGATGCTATCAGCATCGTAGAGCATCCAGCGATAGAGGAGGACTTCATCACAATGAGCAAAGACCACAAGTTCGAGTTCAAAGAGGTAGACAACGAGAAGCGCATCCTGATGGGTGCAGCTATGATTCCAGAGAAGCCTATCTATCGAGTAGATGGTGGCGAAGAATACTATGTGTTCTTTACTAAGGAAACGATACGCAGAGCATCGGAGTTGTACTTGATGAATGGTAAGCAGAGCAACGCTACCCTAGAGCATGAGCAGAAGATAGAAGGTCTATCGTTAGTTGAGAGCTGGATCATAGAGGACAGCGACAAGGACAAGTCTAGAGCCTATGGCTTAGAGTACCCAGTAGGTACTTGGATGGTGTCTATGAAAGTGAATAACGATGATATCTGGGAAGGCTATGTCAAAGAAGGTAAGGTCAAAGGCTTTAGCATCGAAGGATGGTTCATGCAGCGAGAGTCCGCTATTGAAGTCAATACAGAACTATCAGCAATCGAATCAGCAGAAGCAGAACACCTCCTATCGCTTTATCTACTGGGAATAACAAAGGGCGTTCTCAAGAACGACAAGAGATACAAGAATGGAAAGAAGCTGGAGATGGAGTCATTCAAAGACTACCCTGATTCAGTATCTAACAATGCAAAGAAAGGAATCGAACTCAACGAGAAGCAAGGCAACAAGTGCGCTACTCAAGTCGGTAAGATCCGAGCGCAGCAGTTAGCACAGAAGCAACCTCTATCAGTAGATACTATCAAGCGTATGTACAGCTATCTAAGTAGAGCGCAAGAGTATTACGATGAGGGAGATACTACTTCCTGTGGGTACATCAGCTACCTCCTATGGGGTGGTTTAAGTGCTAAGAGATGGGCAGAGAGCAAATTGAAGGAGCTGGATCAGTTGTAGAAAGTAACCCAAAATATCAATAAATAGTTTTTTAATTAACAAAGTTCAAGAAGATGAATCTAAACGAAGTTTTCAAGAAGATTGAAATGGCTCTCACTCCAAGTGAAGAAGCTGCTCCTGTTGAGGAGGTAAAAGTAGAGATGGCTACTATGCGGTTAGCCAATGGTGTAACGATTGAGGCTGAGTCTTTCGAGGCTGGTCAAAATGTTTTCCTCGTAGGCGAAGATGAGGAGAAGGTAGCTGCTCCAGTAGGCGAACACGAACTAGAAGATGGTCGCATCCTAGTTATCGAAGAAGAAGGCGTTATCGCTGAAATCAAAGAAGTAGCAGAAGAAGCTCCAGCAGAAGAAGAAGTTGAGGTTGAACAAGCTGCTGAGGAAGAAGAAGAAATGAGCTATGTTACCAAAGAGGAGTTTGAAAGCGCAGTATCTGAGATCAAAGAGATGATCGCTGGTATGATGCCTCAAGAGGAAGAAATGAGTGCAGAAGAAGCAAAGGTAGAGATGAGCATCGATGAAGCTCCAGCTGCTAAGAAAGTCGCTGCTGCACCAGTAGAGAAAAAGGTAGAGATGAATCGCTATGCTAAGAAAGCACCGCAGAACACTCTATCTCGTGTTTTAAGTAAATTATCCTAAATTTTAATAAAGAAGAAAAATGGCTACAACCACTTCAGTAACTACCACATACGCTGGTGAATTTGCAGGGAAATATGTTTCCGCTGCATTGTTGAGTGCCGACACTATTGAAGGTGGCGGTGTTACAATCAAACCGAATGTAAAATTCAAAGAAGTCCTCAAGACTATCAACCTTGATGCTATCACTAAGGATGCAACTTGTGATTTCTCTGATACTTCTACATTGACTCTCGCAGAGAGCATCTTGGAAGTTAAGCAGCTTCAAGTAAACCTAGAATTGTGTAAGAGCGACTTCGAGGACGATTGGTCTGCTATGGAAATGGGCTTATCTGCTCACGATGTACTACCAGCATCTTTCTCTGATTACTTGATCGGATATGTTGCTTCTAAGGTAGCTGCTAAGAACGAATCAAACATCTGGCAAGGTGTTGATGCAAACGCTGGTGAGTTCGATGGTTTCACTACTTTGGCTGCTGCTAACGCAGATGTTATCGATGTAACTGGTACTACTATTACTGCTGCTAATGTTATCACAGAGCTTGGTAAAGTAGTAGATGCTATCCCAGCTGCATTGTACGGCAAAGAGGATCTATACATCTATGTATCTCAGCACATCGCTCGTTCTTATGTTCGTGCATTAGGTGGCTTCGGAGCTTCAGGCTTGGGTGCTAATGGTGTGAACAACGCTGGTACTACTTGGTTCAACGGAGGAGATTTGGCTTTTGATGGTGTTAAATTGTTCGTAGCTTCAGGTCTACCTACAAACGACATGATCGCTGCTCAGAAATCTAACTTGTTCTTTGGATCTTCGCTATTGGCGGACTGGCAAGAAGTCAAGTTGCTTGACATGGCGGATTTGGACGGAAGCAAAAATGTTCGTGTGATCATGCGTATGGCTGCTGGATGTGCTATCGGTATCGGTGCAGATGTAGTTTACTACACTTAATCAACAATAGATTAA